CACCAGATAACATATTACCAAGTGCACCCTCTCCTGCAAGTCCTATTTGAACTACTTTTCCGTAACGTCTATTTATTTTATCAACTGGCATTATCTAAGTTTAGCTTTATTAACTTTTTGTCTTTTAGTTTTATATAATTGTTGCATAGCAGCTTGCTGTTGTTGCGCCATTAAAGTGTTTCCCCTTGCTTTTTTTGCTTTAGGTGGATTTCTATCTGCTGTTTTACCTGCTTTTGATTTTGGTGTTTTTGGTCCTAGCAAACTTTTTATTTTTGCCATTGATACTCCCGAAGGCATCATTTCTTTTATTTTTTTTAATTCTTTATCACTCATCGCCATAATATTATTTCCCCATTTTTTTAGTGTTTTTCTTAAAAGGTTTAGGTGGCTTTTTCATTTTACCATCTTTAAACTTTTTAGCTATTTTCATTTGCAAAATACCCATTCGTTTAGCTTCAGCTACTTTCTTATACACTCTATTTATAGAAGCATCTACTTCTTTACGTCTTTCTATGTCTTGTGGACTAGGTGGTTTTGCTTTTGGCTTTTTTATTTTTTTTGCCATTTATTTTACTCCCGTATTTTTTTGACCACTTCTTTGCGATTTCTGGTTTATTCGCATATAAAAATGCTCGTTGTTTTTTAGATTTAAATGGCATCTAGCAACCACAAGATTCACATTCATCTCCGCAAATGCATTTACTTTTATCACACCCGCAAATAGCACAACACTCCGTAGGATCCATATTAAACTTTAGGAGTTGGAACTGTTGTAGTTTTAAAAATAGAAGCACTTGCATTACTAGGTTTAGATGGAGTAACATTAGAAGCTGAACTTCCCATGCTTAATCCCATCACGTTCATTTTTGCACTTCCTACATCACAAGAATAACCATTTTGAAGTTTTCTTTTTTGCGAATCTAATTGATCTGCTTTTCTTGCTTTAAACTTTTGTGGTCCATCTGGATTTTTATAATTTCTCATCATAATAATTATCCTTTTTTAAGTCCGTAAGTGCCTTTAGGTTTACGAGTTGCTTTCGCTACTTTTCTTCTACCCGCCATTGACATTTTTTTGCCAGCTTGTTTACCTCTAGTCATACCTAGTTGCTCATCTTTACGAGCATTATAACCTTGTTTTTTCATCATAGTCTAGTCCTTCCCATATGGAATTGTTTTAACAGGCTTATCTAAAACTTCTTCAACTAATAGTCCTGGAGTTTCCATAGCTTTTTGAAGCATTGCATTATCTTTACGAGCACCTGGATTTCTATTATAAAAACGAGTTTCAGATTCATTATAAGCAGCAGCGTATTGCAAGCCTCTACTTGGTCTGTCTTTTGTTGATTTATACATTGCAGTCATCATGACCTCCTTATTATAAAATATCTATACTAGTTACATTGAGTTGTCTAACTATAATATCTTTTTTCAATTAAATTTGTTTTTATTGGTTTATCGTCCCATTCGTCAAATAAATCTGGATCTAGCGGATGTGCTACTAAATACTGTTCTTTAATTAATTGCCAAGCTTGAGTACATGTATCAACATAATCGTCATGTTTCCCATAAGGGAACGCCGCACATTCTGCGAGAAGTTCATCAACCCACATTTCTTTATCAGTAATCCATATTAGACCACTCTCTAACATGGGAGCGACTGCGTGTGCTCTCGAAACTTTATCTTTATCTGGTCTAAATTCATGAACAGGAATGCCCGCACGTCTTAAATCTTGAAGTAATGATTGCCCTGATGCACGTTTCTCGACTAATACTAAATTAGGTTTTACGTCCCAGTATGCTTCTTGGGCTATACGTCTTAAATCAGGATACTCTACTCTGTCTTTCCATGCTTCTATTAAATGTATACATGCTTCGATAACACCATCTTCATTGATACGTGAGAATACTCCCCATGTCGTTCTGGCTGAAAAGTCAGCAGACTCTCTCGTACTAAAAGCAGTATCATAACTTTGAACGATAAAATCGTATTGAGGTTCGTGATCCAATTTACGCCACCAATCTCTCTTGAGTATAGCACCTTGTTCTGCCGTAGGACGTTGCTGGTATAATGACTCCCATACTCTATCGCCGACTGTAGCTTTAATTTTTTCTAATTTAGGCACGGGATATGCTTCTGGCCACAAAGCATCACCGTTTGCGTTTATAGCTGGTAGGTCTAAAACTTTCCAGTTTTCACCTGAGTTCTCTAATATCCATCCAGCTAAATCTTCTTCGTGCCATCGAGTTTGAATTAAGATAACTTTACCTCCTGGCTGTAATCTCGTGTAAGCGACTGCTTTGTACCATTCGATTAAGTTTCTTCTCTGAAGCCCGGACTCAGCTTCTTCACGCCCTTTTATAGGATCATCAATAATTAATAAATGTGCACCTCTACCTGTAATAGCACCACCAGCACCCACGGCGCTATACGTCCCGCCATGTACTGTGTGAAAACGTTTAGCGGAGCTTGAATCTTCTCTTAGACCTACACCCTCAAAGACTCTCATGAAATCTTCTGATTTTAATTGGTTACGAACCTTGCGTCCAAAATCATCAGCTAGTTCTTGAGCATAAGTGGATTGAATTACAAAATTTCTAGGATTACGTCCTAGGTACCATGCGGGAAAAAATTCAGANCAGAGCATGGACTTNCCATGTCGTGGTGGCATAAAGATAGCTAATCTGTCAATTTCACCTTTCTCTAAACTTTCTAGGTTTTGTCCAATAAGTTTTATATGTGCAGGATCATTGTACCCTGGATACATATGTTTAGCATAATCCAAAATTCCAGATTTTGCGGCACTATTGGTAGCTTTAGTTCTTTGTTTTTCTAATATTTCGAAAACTTGTTCTTTTACATTTTTAGATACTTTCGGATCTAAAAGAATGTTTCTAGCTTTCTGTACCAGTTCCTGTTTCATTATTTCCTTTATTAAACATAAATACATCGAAAGGTAAACAATAACTTTCAATGGATATAGCAGTTCTTCCTCTATCAAGTTCTTTTTTTTCAAAAAAATTTTTTATAGGTACCCTCTGTTTTTCACATTCTTCCAGAGAAAGAAACCCTTTAGCCCCCTTATAATATATCATAGGATACTCTGGAAAATTTAATAACACTATTAAAAACCACACTTTAATCATAAATTATTATATATTTTATTTATACACAAAACAGTCAATAGTGATAAAGCTTACGCTTAATCCACCAACTTTCTCGAAATCGTAAAAGAAACTTATACTATTTTTTTTACGTTAAACTTAATACGATTTATTTTTTTACTCGATTACTAATTCTAAAAATAAAAAAAACTCTCTAAAATTAATTAGAGAGTTTTAATATTAAATATATATATTTAGTAATTAAAGATTAGAAATTTTTTCTTCGAAGAATAAAATATTATTCTCTAGAGATTTTCTATTAGAAATTTTATTATCTTTATCGTTTAAGAATTTTTTATTTTCTTCGATAATAGTTTTAATTTCTTCTTTATTTTCTTTAGTATCGTTATTATTTTCTACTACTAAACGTATAGTAGAAAAGCGATTATTCTCTTTAGTATCGTAAGAATAATCTACTTTACGATAATTAGTTAAAGTAAATAAATCTTTAATAGTAGTCGAAAATTTAGCTTCTTCGAATATTTCGTAAGAACGAGTATTTTCTCTTTTTATATTTATTAATCTAAAAAGAATTTTATTACTCGCTAATACTTTAAGCGAAGAAGGAAATTTTTTATTTTTATTACTATTTTCCATTTCTATATTTCTCCTTTCTATCTATATTTTTATAGATTATTTATTAAAAAGTAAAGCTTATTACTAATAAATAAGCGATAATAATTATAATAAAAGTCATATTTCTCCTCTTTCTGTTAGTAACTTATATCTAAAATAAATTAATAAAAATCATTTAAAACAACTAAAAAACCAGGAAATTTTTAATTTGTTGTAATATTTTATATTTCTATTATCTGTATTTATTTATTATTAGACTTACACGTAAGTCTAAGGCGGACGGTTGATGCTCAATGCTCAATGACTTAATCTTAATGCTCAACCGCAAGGCGGCGGAGTGCGGATGCTCAAGGCTCAATAACAAAAAAACGAGGGCGC